TGTGTGTTTCGACTCTAAATATGATAATTTAATGACCGCGGTTAAAGAAGCAACTGAAACAGGAATTAAAAATATTGGAGTAGATGTTCATATAGGAGAATGGGGTAAAAGTATTCAAGAAGTTATGGAATCATACGAAATTACTCTAAATGGTAAAACATATCCAATAAGGGCAATTAAAAACCTAGGGGGACATAATATAATCAAGGGAATTATACACGGAGGATTATTTTTACCATCTGTTGATTATACAAAAATATACGGACCTAATATGAGATTTGTTGAAGGGATATATGCGGTTGAAACTTTTGGTTCAACTGGAGATAACAGTGTTCATGAACAAGGAGATTGCACCTTATACAGAACAAATCCAAATTTCCAAATGTCAAACATTAATCTCCCAATGGAAAATTCCAAAAAATTATATCGTAAAATAAATCAAAAATTTGATACTTTACCATTCACAGACAGATATTTAGATGATTCAGGTATTCCAGGATACCGTACCCATTTAAAACTATTGGTTAATAAAAACATATTACATGGATATCCACCTTTACATGTTAATCCAGAAGCATATACAGCTCAATATGAACATACTGTCTATATTGGTGAAAATAAAAAAATAGTATTTTCAAGAGGTGATGATTATTAATTTTATAAAAATAATTATTAATTTTATAAAATTTCAAATAAATTAAATCTTAATGATACCAACATTAATATCTTTCATGATATCTTTATAAATATCCAAGATTAGTTCTTCTTCTTCTTTCTCGTCTTTCTTGATGATTTCGTCTTTATGAGTTAATAAAATGTCATTCATATAATTGTAAGCGGAAATAATATGACTCTTAGACCTGGCACCAGTAATTATGATATTACCTTTTTGAAAAACAAAAACGCTAACCTCTTTATTTTCTACATTTTCTTTGGCTGGAACATATTTGATTATCACACAAGCTCTAATACAGGGTTCATAAGATGATTTGATTTTTTTCTTAAGTAACAAGTTATATAATTTGTCTCTATCAACTTGCATAGCTACTTGATAATTAGAGTTAATCATATCGATTTTGAAATCTTTTACTGTGATTTTAGTTGGTTCTTCAATAAACGTTTTTTCAACAATTTTACCTTCTTCCATTTTTGCTTTTACTTCTTTTAATTTACTAATAAGTTTATTTAGTGCGATATTAATATTTTTAATTGATTTGCAACCAGACATTTGAACTGAACCATTTTTAAATAGTTTCATATTAATTTTTGGAACTTCATTTAAATCTTTTGTTGGACCTTGAGTGACTCGCACAACTACAGTGATTTGATTGTAGAAATGATTTTTGGAAGTATCTTTTTGTTCAGTTTTGGTTTCTATTTTTTTCATTCTTTTTGGTTTATTTTTAATTGTAATTAGCGACCTCATTCTTTCTTTGTTCATTTTCACAACTAAAACATCATCTGAATTTAATTGCAAATACTTTTCGATGTTAGGTATATTTAACCTGGTATTTAATTTACATGATGCACACATAGTTGAAATGCTAATTCCATCAGGTAAATCCCTGATTTCTTTGCTATCAACGTTGAGGTAATCTGTAAACTCGAAAGTATCCCATCTTGATTTTATAGACATTAGTTATATAGTTAAAGAAATAAATCTTTAAATATTAATTTTCATTTTTTTATAATATTTATATAGTATTAATATATAAAAGCCTTAATAAATGAATAAAATGGACCAGATTGATTTTATTTCATATGCTTATTCTCCATTAGAAGAAATAGTTGAAACCAAACAAAGAATTGTGCAACCAGTCAAAAATAAAGTTAAAATTCATGGGTCAAGAACGATTAAAGGAGACGAAATAGGAATAAAAATAGTAAGAATCAAATCTAAAAATAAATTAAATTAAGTTTTTAATTTTCTATTATCATTTAATGAAAATAATAGAATATTTTAGTGAAATATTATCAAATTCAGATACCAAATCAATAGAGCAAAAAATTATGGAAAATTCTGATAAAATTAATCAGATGATAAATTCAAGTTCAGTGGAAGAATCAATTAATTATGTTAAAAATTTAATTTTTGATAATTTAATTTTCCTTGTGGTATTTATAATTATAATAACTCCTTCAATGTTTAAAAAAGTGGAAAATCAAATTAAATTTAATTGGTGGATGCTTTTAATTATTCCTGGATTAATTCTGGTAAATTATATCATCAAGATTGCTTATAGAAGATATACTAAATTAGGTAATGTTATGAGGGCTAATCAGTGTTTGGCTAAATCAGCTGAAATAATAATCAACAAACAAATTAAGCCTATTGAATCCAAACCTAATCTATTAGATAAACCATTAAATGAATTTATAATGAGTACATCACATAATACTTATGTTCCATGTACCCAAAATATTGATATTGCATCAACTGAAGCGATTAAAAGAACTTTAGGTATGGGTGCACGTGTTATCGAATTGGATTGTTATGCCAAAAATAATACTGGTACTACAGATGATGATATGACTCCAGTTGTTGCACATGGTGTAGAAAGGTCTCAAGGAGATATATTTACCACATCATATATTACATTTGACGATGCAATTAAAACTATATCAGAATTTGGTTTATTAACATCTGACCCATTAATAATATGTTTAGAACTAAATACCAATAATTTAATACCAGTTCAAAAAAGAATGAGGGAAATAATATTTAAATATTTTGGAAATAATTTATTGTCACCTGAATATAAATATTCTTACAACGGACCAGATAAAAAGACGTTTACAAATCAACCAATTGGTACATTATTAAATAAAGTTATATTTATTTGTGGTGGTGGAGCTACTGAGGAACTAAATGGAATCATAGATGGGGTTTTACATGATTCAAGTATAATGGGTAATGCTCCACATTCAGCAGATGGATTAAAAAATATGAACAGACCGGGTATTTTACATAGAGTTTATCCAGATGGTAATTTATCAGGACATTTATCATTAAATTATGACCCAACTATTGGAAAAATAGATACCAAATGGTTGCATTGAACTTCCAAGTTTTGGATGATAATATGATGAAAAATGTTGCTATGTTTAGTTCCAATAGTTTTGTCCATTTTTCAGAAATATAATTTGATAAGAATTAACCAATCCTATATAATAAATTTAATTGAATCATAATATTGATTAAATTAAATTTCATTTAACTTGATTTAATTCCAAATAGTGATTTCTACAGACTGGAATATAAGATTCAGACCCACCTACTAGTACTTTATCGTTTGAATTTACACACCTAAAGCTAAATGATGCTTCAGTTCCATCTTTACATTTGGAACATAATGAGTTAAGTTTCTGACATTTATCAGCATAAGGAATCAAATTAAGAATTTGACCAATAGGTTGTCTTTGAAAGTCACCATCTAATCCTCCAACAATAATACTAATTGGATAGTTATCAATCCATCTTATCACAGTTGTTAATAAATCAGGAAAAAATTGCCCCTCATCAACCACAATTGTATCATAATTAGTAATTTCTTCATCACTAATTTCATCAAGTCTACTCAATACTTTGCATTCAACAGATTCATAATTATGTGAAGTTATTTTATCTGAAATATAACGATTATCAATAATAGGTTTTGTTACTAACACTTTTTTATCTATTTTTTGAAGCATTATAATTCTTCTAATTAATTCGATAGATTTACCAGAAAACATAGGTCCAATAATAAGTTCTAATTTACCGCACATCATAATTAATATAATTTAGAATGTATAATTATTTATTTAAATATCAATTTTTATTATTTTTATGTTTAAAATTGGTTTAACAATATAATTTTTGTATTGGTTATATATGACTCAAACAACTGATATTGTTAAATATCCAGTAATTCTATCTTTCGATGTTGGTGTTATTCACCTGTCTTATTGTCTGCTTACCAAAAAACAATTTACCAATAAAGATGGTACAACCCAATTAAATTGGCATATTATTGATTGGAATAATATTGATTTAACTAATTGGGATGAACAAAAATGTCATTGTGGAGCAAAAGCTAAATTAAGTAATATGGTTAATGGAGAAATGAAATATTATTGTAAAACACATGGTAAAAAAGTGGATACATCTGTGGAATCATTTGAAGATTGTTTTAAATGTTGTGATAAAAAAACTAAAAATATTTGTGGATATGAAATTAATTCAAAATCAGAAACAAAAAAATGTGGAAAAACTGCAGGGTTTTCACGCAATCAAAATGATTCCGAATGCTATTTTTGTTCAACTCATGCCAAACAAATATATAAAACCGAAACAAAATCATCACAATTAAAAAATTTTAAAATAAAAAGTTCAACCACTTTAAACTTTGATGACGTTAAATATGGTCTAATGATGGAATTAGAAAAAAGAGTAAATTTATTAAGTGCTGATTATGTGGTCATTGAAAATCAACCATCTTTTAAAAATCCTAGAATGAAATCAATTGCTTCCACCTTATATGATTATTATTTAATTAGAGGCATAATAGATAAATCGATTACCAAATCAAACATTACAGCAGTCAAATTTATGTCTCCATCTAATAAATTAAAATTAGCAGATGAAGGTGATACCAAACAATTGGTTAAAGCAAAAAGTACAGATGACACAAAAGCATACAAATTAACTAAAAGTTTAGGAATTAAATATTGTTTAGATTTAACCTCACATTTACCAGAATGGCAAAAACATTTTAATTCTCATAAAAAGAAGGATGATTTAGCAGATTCATTCTTACAGGGAGCATATTTTTACACCAATTTAGAACCATCCTCTTCTTCTAAAAATACCAAAACAAAATCAGAAAAAATAGAAACTCAACCAAATGCTTTGGTAATTGATACATCAGAATTAGTCAGTGTTACTGAAACCGAATCCAAACCTAAAAGAAAAACTAAAAAATCTCCTAAAGAAATTATAGTTTAAATTTTATCTCAAATATTTATATATAAATGGATAAAAACTATATGTTTGTTTCTTTGATTAAAGCAATTAACAAAAATAAAGCAACTGAAACTATGATTAATGTTCTTTTAAAAAATAGCACATTTAAAATAAATGAATATAAAGAAGAAATAGGTGATATTAAAGATTTTTTAGAAAAAATGATTCATGTTGGAGGTATATTTGGTAAAAGTATGACAGTATCAGAATATTTATTAAAAAACAATAATCAACCTAATTCTAATGATATTTTAAAATATTTTGGATTAATATAAGAACCGAAAGTTAAATCATCAAATGAGAAAAAAGTTGTACCAGAATTTATGATTTGTCCAAATACCAATTCCGAATGGGCTATTTCAGGAAGATATAATTATACTGATGTTGGTGAATGTCCTCCTTATTTTGACCAAATAATAAAAGAAAAAATGGACCAAGGATTTAATGTTTTCTTTTGTGAAATAGGAAGAGGACCAGATTATCATGTAAACTATTATAAAGATATTCTTACAATTTTCAAAAAAGTTTGTTTTATTTCATTTGGTTCAAATGTTAATCCTATGATTAAAGATGGTTTTGCTCAATCGTATTCTGATATAGAAATAGATTATGTACAAACAAATTTTAACATAGATGAACATTTTGTTACTCAATTTAATAGTTGGTGTATAGAAAAACCACATATGCAAAATACCTCATTAATATTTTTTATTAATATGACTCAAGTTGATAGTGTTACCGAATTATTAAATAAAATGAATACATTTTCTTCAAATTATTATATTGATCCAAGAGTAGATAATTATAAAACAATTAATACACAAGTATTTATGAAAGATTTAAGGAGATTAATCAGAAATAAACAAAAAGATTTATTTATGAATAGACAAAAATATTTACATACCGATTATGAACACCTGTATTTAAAATACAAAACCAAATATCTTAATCTTAAAAAGGAATTTAATTTATAAATACTAAAAAAATTGTCTTTTGATATAATTTTTTTACATTAGCATATATTAAAAAAAATTGTCTTTCGATATAATTTTTTTACATTAGCAAATACTAAAAAAAATTGTCTTTCGATATAATTTTTTTACATTAGCAAATACTAAAAAAAATTGTCTTTCGATATAATTTTTTTACATTAGCAAATACTAAAAAAAATTGTCTTTCGATATAATTTTTTTACATTAGCAAATACTAAAAAAAATTGAATATTTTAACATTAAATATGTCTAATATTAAATTTTAATGGATACTTTTCAATACTATTCTGATAATAACCCTACCGAAGGCGAGCTTGTTCTCGTCCAATTTACCGAAAAGACCGACGCATTCTTTGATGCCAAACTTCTTGAATATCCTTATCGTGGTATGATGAGTTTTCAGGATGCAACAAAGAGACGTAAGGTTTCCAGTTGGAATAAAATTGTTCCACTGAATAAAGATATGGTTGCAAGAGTTGAAGAAGTTGATGAAGACGCACACATCGTTCAACTATCAATCGCATATCTTGATGATGGAGTTCCAAAAGATGAAGCAACTCCGGAAAAAATCCAGGAAAAACTGTTGATGTATTTTAATGATAACAAGTTGATGGTAAACTTTATCAAGTCTCTTTGCATTATTCATAAGTATGAATTCAATTATGTATGGACTCAGCTTGTTCATCATATTGATGTCCATAGACGTGAATATAATGATGAGAATGATGAGAATATTTCAATGTGGAAATACTTTTGTGACAATTTTGAAAGTTTGGATGATTGGGTTGGCGAAACTGAACTAGATGGTTCAATCGCAGGACAAATTCGCGAACTTTATGAGAAGAGAACTGAAGTTGCCCCCCACAAAATTAGTTCTAAGATTGGAATTATTTCACTTGGAGGAGTTAATCCAACTAAAGATCTTTTGACTAAGGTTCTTGGTAAACTAGATTACAAATACTCATTCAGATATGATACTACCCCATACTATCATTTTGAATCCTTTTCCGATGATTCTAGCGACCAAGACCATCAAAAGCTAATTAAGGAATTGGAAACTGAATCTCAAAAGTATACACCAAAGATTTTCATTAAGGTTGACTTTTGTGCCAAACATTCAAGTTAAATCATTAAATTTTACTGGACTTTTTTTTATTCTTAATTAAACCCATAGTGGTTTCTAAATTCAATTGTGATGATTGAATTGGTTTAGAACGTTTAATAGTGTATTCAGAATCAATTTCAGAATAAATCTTATTTACTTTATCAATAGGAACTTCTTTTAATTTATTTAATTTATATGATTCCTCTATTTGCATTTGTCTAGATATTAAAGGAGGATGTAAAACCAAAAATTCTTTAGTATTCATAACAGATGTTTCTCTGAATTGTTCAATTGTTAAATTACCACCGTATTCTTGTAATGTCATCCAATGTGGAGCAGGATTAATTGTTTTTCTATCTGAGTATGTCATATAATATAATAAATTAATAAGTGAATCTCTCTTGTATGTTAAGGTATCATTTAAATCTAAATTGTAGCTTTTCATGCAATTAAAACTACAGAAGTTACCAACACAATAGAAAGTTTCATTATAATAATCTTCTGGTAATTGTGTAGCTGGAGAATTAAAACAATTTCTACACCACCAACACTTAGTATTTTTACCAAAATTTAAGCTATGAGTAATTATTTTATTTACATTATTATTTAAGCATACCTTGCTTTGACTTGATATAACAGAAGATTTTAATGTTTCAGTTAAATCACTATCATCTGATGATTTAATCTTTTGAAGTTGTAATTTAGATGTTTTATCTTCTTGTTCAGATTTTATGAATAGGGACATATCGGTGTTGTCAATATTATTAATTTCATTAACTGTTATAGGTAAATGAAATATAACTTTTTCATCCTCCGTATTAATTGATTCCTCTGATAATGCTCCATTATCGATTTTAGGTGCCATAACATTAAAATTTTTTGGTTTACGACCCCTCTTTTTTTTAGTTATGATTTCAGACATTTTTTGTAAATTAATTAAATTAACAAATTTATCTTTAATTTAAAATAAAAAATATTTAAAGAATTTTTCATATAGATAATATCTATTATATTATATATACATATGATTATCGGTAAAAATGATTTCAAGATAATATTCAATAAAATGATAAATAATTCTGAATCTCAAAATAACAAATTAATTAAAAATATTTCATCAAATAACTATTCTGGAGACAATGAAATTGACCAAGTTATTAAAACTAACTCTTCTCATCAAGTTTTGAAGATTATGAATAAGATTATGAATAAAGTTATTATGGCAGGTGGTGATAATGGAACAAGTCAAGTTACTTCCTCTGAAAATCCTGTCATGGCTGTCCCTAGTGCTACTTCATCTGATATGCCCGCTATGATGGTCCCCAGTGCTACTTCATCTGATATGCCCGCTATGATGAATCCCAGTGCTACTTCATCTGATATGCCCGCTATGATGGTCCCCAGTGCTACTTCATCTGATATGCCCGCTATGATGAATCCCAGTGCTACTTCATCAGACATGCCTGCTATGATGGTTTCTAGCACTACCTCATCAGAAATACCAGTGAGTGATATTTTTGTTGCTAAACCAAAAGCTGTTGAAGCTCCTTCTAATGTTAAATTAACAATCAAGAAATTAATTGAAAAACTCAAAGAAAAATCTGAATTATTAGATAAGAGAGAAGCATCAATTAAATCTTCTGAATCAGACCTTAACAATAAAAAAGTTGCCTTAGAACAAATTGAAATGGAAGCTAAAACTAGAATTGAAAATTTAAGAAAAGAAATTGATGAATTATCTAAACAAAAAGACGATTTAAATAAACAAAAATCTGAACTCGAATCAAACATTTCATCATTAAAATCTGAGAAAGATTCTTATATTTCTGAATTGAGTGAAATTTCATTAAACTTCAAAGATTTAGGTTTATCATCTGAAACTTCTCAAGCTGATAAAGGATTTTTAGGGGGTATTTTTGGTCTTTAAAAAATAATTAACAAATAATAAATAGATTTTATTATTTTTTAATTAAAATATTGATATGTTAGATTTCTTAGGGGCTTTCTTTTGTACTCTTTTCTTAGGATTACTTTCACTTAATGTTGTTTCAGAAACTAATCTATCATTATTAGATGATGTTTCATCCTGTGTCTCAGTAGCAGATGGTTTAATAGTAGATGATGGCATACTGTGAATTCTACTTAAGATATCTTTAACTTGGTCAGGGGCTCTTATATTTGGTCTTAATTGTTCTACAGGAATTGTAGGAGGTAATGGGATAGGTTTAGAATTAGCAGGCATTGGTTCTATTCTGGAATTAGCAAATCCTTCTGGTATTTGTTGACTAATCATTTGTTGTTGATTACTTATTGTTTCTTGTTGTTTTCTCAATTGTTCTTGTAATTGTTGAATGTAACTTTGTTGTTGCATTTGTTGTTGCATTTGTTGTTGTTGCATCTGTTTCTTAGATTCCATTTCACGTTTTCTAAATTCTTCACGTTGTTTTTCAATATTAATTTCTTGAGGGGTCATAAATTGTGAACTTTCTGGTTTGTTTCCTTGCATGACTTTACTTAAAAGACCTGGATTTGATGCTAATACAGAGTCTAAACCTGGTAATTTAGAAGCTTGAGATTTGGTAAAATGGAATGCAGATGCAGAAGCTATTATTAGATATAATAATTTAATTTCTGGTGCCATCTTTTTACCACTTCCCTTATATTTTTCATATATTTCTTCTAAAACATCTTCCCAATTATCAACTTCAACTTGAAGATGTTCACCCCATCCTGTCAAATGGAAATCAAATGGATCATATTTATCATTTAAAAACTCAATAACTGAAACTGCCTGTAATAACCCTCCCTTAAATATCTTAACACCGTTTCTTTTATCTGCAAAACTTTTTAATAATTCATATTCATATTCCATTTCTTCTAATGACGAATTAAAATCATAATCTTTAGATAATTGATAACCCTTAGATTTGATTTCAGCTAATTTCCTTAACATCTCAATTTTTTTCATTCTAATTTCTTGTTGGGTTAATGGTCTTGGTGGTTCTACAGGTTTTATTTCATTTGAAACAGGTTGTTGTACATTACTAAATGAACTTTGATTTACAGGAGGTTTAAATAATGGTTGTTGGTTTAAAACAGGAATAGGTGAATCATTTAATTTAGTTTTAGGTGAAACATTGATTTGTTCATATTTAGGTTTAGAATCTGATGATTTTCTACTACTTGAAGATTTAGAACTTGATGATGATTCAGACGTTCTTCTACTACTTGATGTAGATGACTCTGATTTACTAGAAGATTTTTCTGAATCAGTATTTTTTAAAAGTTCATTTAATTCAGATGATTCTGACTCTGATTTGGGCTTAGCAGGTTTAGTTTTACTGGGATTAGCAATCATATTAAAATAGTAATCTGTATCTGTTGATTGTGGCTTTTTATCATTAGATTTGTCTTCAATAAGATTTTCACCATTTGAATTTTGGTATTTAACACGGATATCTGAAGATGAAGTTTCTGAATCTGACATTATATTATTATAAAGATTCTTTCCTTTAACTTAACGCAATTTTTTATTTAAATAATAATTTATTTAAATAAAATATATTTATAAGGGTCTTTTGGGTAATTTTTGGTCATTTGGTTTTTGTTGATTCTCATTAGGATTTCCAATAGTTTCCATTACTTCTTCAGAATCTTTTCTATAAATAAAGTCCATGGTTAAAACAAATGCAATTACAATAACAATAGCCATAGCAGGATCTTTATTTGCTCTCACCAAAACCAAGAATAAAACCAAAATTCTAAATATGGTATTATTAAATAAGTTTTTAATAAAAGATGGTAAATTAGGACCTAACAAACTAGCATATAAACCAATCATTAAAGTAATACTAGTTGAAACAAATTTATTATCCATAATATTATCCATAATATATAATTAATTTAGATAATTTTTTATTTAAAATTAATTACTATAAAAATTTTCTATTTGTTCTTTTGGTAGTGTTATTAATAATATTTTTATTTCATTTAACAATAAAACTTCAGGAGATTCATTAATAAATATAGGTAAACCCTCATCATTAATCAAATTATTAAATTTTAAAAACTTTTTCATTTCTTCATTAGATTGAATTTCACCATATATATCAATTAAACGTAATTTAATTTTTTCTAATAATTCTTGATTATTTTTGGTTTGGTTAAAAATTTTATGTGTCATTTCATCTATTTTGATAATATCATATTTATAATTATATCTAAATTTATTACCACTAGATGCTAAAATAATTTGGGATATTTTTTTCTCATCATTAAATTTTTCTTTGTATTTGTAACAAAAAGCTAAAAAAACTATACCAGATAAAATTAACAAATTATTTACATTAAATAATTGTTTTGATTCCATAATATTTTAATTTAGAAATTATTATCTAACATTTTACAATAATATGAACTATTGTTCAATAGAAGACGCATGGGGAAGAGAAAATTGTGCAAGTAACCAAATAAGAGAATATATGACTAATATTAAGGCTGAACCAGATTCTAATCAAACTAATCAAAATATTAAATTATCATCTTCTGTTGACTATAAAGTTGAGTCTAATATTGACAATGATGAACAAAAACACGAAATTGAAATAGAAAACTGTGGAGATATGATTATTCATATTAAAAAATGTCCTAAATGTTATAATCGTATGAAAGAACATTTTAGACCTCATTTCAAATCACATATAGTTGAAAAGTTCCAAGATATTGTTGATGACAATAGAGATATTATTGTTTTAATTTTAATTGGTACTTCAATTGTTTTATTCTTCAATCTTATTAATAATATAACCACACAAAAAAATTAATTATTTCTTTTTGTCTTTTGGCATCCACGAAATAAATAAAATATTTGGTTGATAAAATTCTGTGTCAAACCCATTCTTTTTTAATCTTTCTCTAATGTATTTTTGACATTCATCAAGAGAATACATAGGGAGACCAACTAAAAATTCAGGGACTTGATACCAAGTATAATAAAAATCACCTGCACTTGCTAAAGATATTTTCTTTTCAACCAGAGTGAATATTTTATCAAATGTTAACACTTTTCTATTTTCTCTGTCTTTTTGTTGTTTTATCAATTCTTCTGCTTTTACCATTATAATAATATAGAATTTATTTATTTAAAGATTCTATATTAATATAATTTAATGAATACGACTAAACCATATGATACAATTTGTTTGAGTGGTGGTGGAGTAAAAGGAATATCATTTATCGGTGCATTAAAATATCTAGAAGACCAATCACATTTAAATATTAACGATATTTCTAACTGGGTTGGAACCTCTGCTGGTGCAATATTAAGTTTTATTTTATCTCTTGGATACTCTATAGAAGAGATTCAGGATTTTATACTTGATTTTAATTTTAAAATGTTAGAACCAGATGTTTGCATTGAAAACTTATTGGGAAAATATGGTATTATTTCTTCGGATAAATTAATGTATATGATTAATAAATTCCTAAAAGAAAAATATAATTTAGATGACATCACTTTTGAAGAACATTATAAATTAACAAATAAAAAATTAACTGTGATTGGAACGAACTTTTCAAAAGGTATTGAAGCTGTTTTTAATTATATAAATTATCCAAAAATGTCTGTTCTAACAGCGGTAAGAATATCAATATCTGTTCCTGTTGTTTTTATGCCGGTTGAATTTGAATCTGATTTTTATGTTGACGGTGCTTTAGTTAATAATTTTCCAATAAATCATTGTAATCCGGAAACCACATTGGGATTATACATTAAAAATAGTTGTTGTAATCAAATGAAAAATATTATTACACTTATTCAAGGATGTTTTAGTATTTTGGCTGATACAATTTCCCGAAAAGATTGTCCTGAATCAAATACAAACTATAAAGTCATCGAAATATTAAATAATGTACAAGAATTTACTAATTTTAATTTAGATGTGGAAAAAAAGAAAAAAATTATTAAAATGGGTATTGACCCTGCCAAAGAATATTTGGAAAAAATACCTAAACCAATTATCCCTCCTACCGAAACGATAACTAAAAATGATATAACAAATGAAGAAAACATAATTGATTCAGAACCACAAACAAATAATTCAGATAATCAAAATACAAATACTAAAGTAAACGAAGAACCTGAACAAAATCAAACCCAAAAATAAATTACCATTCGTCAAACTTTTTAGTAGAAAATTCAGTAGGTTTCATATTTTTAATATTATCAGTTTGATTCCTATATTCTTTCATTCTTTCTTCAAATGATTTATTTTCATTTGCAACTCCTGTTGTTGGTTGTAACATAAATGCCCTATCTAAACTTGAATATTTTGCACTTTGTACTGAATCTTCCACATATAATTTATCTAAATCACCTAAACTGGTATAATGTTCACCTGCTACATAAGTTGACAACTCGGAGGGAGCTCCTTTAAACTCAACTATTTGGTCTCTAAACTTGCCTCCTTCGGATTTATGTGAATTAAATTTATCATTAAATTCATTAATTGTTTTGAAATTTTCTTTCTCTATTTTAATTTCGTCTGTTTCTCTCTTATTTTTAACTTTATTAAATCTATCCATAACAGATTCTTTTTCAAGAGCTTGGTCGAATCCATGTTTTTTATTTAATTCTTGAATTTTATTATCAAACAATCCTTTACTTTCATCCTTAGCTGGGAATAAATGTTCAATATCTTTGATTGATTTACCAAATGAATCCTTAAGTTCATTAAAAGTATCTGCTTTTCCTAATAAGAATTCGTCATATTTTTTTCTTGATTCTTTATTTAACAAAATTTGATTTGCTAAAACAATATGATAATATATTTCCTCTTCTAAATCAGAATTTTTATCAGGATGGAAATTTTTAATTAATTTCATAAAATTTTTTTTAATTTTACTTTCATCAGAATCTGTTGGTACATTAAGGATTTCATAAAGGTTATATTTTATACTATCAAAACTGATTTCAATTTTTGACATTCAACTATATAATATTTATATATAAAATATGGTTTAAATAGTTTTTATATTTTAGTTAGGTTTATTAATCAAAGATATAATTTAAAGATATTATTTTCTTACAAGATTATAATATGGTTAAAAACGCTGAAAGAATTGAGGCAAGTCTAATGTTAGCATCATACTTTGAAACCCTTGGATTTAAAAATGGACATTGGGAATTTAATTATACCTTAGAAATTGATTCACTAAAAAAATTTTCAAGTGTTTGGCATACTTTATTACATAATTTTTTAGTATTGGGTGGTCCTTCTCACATTAACATTAAAGATTGGAATTCATCTGATGATACCATTATGATTTTGGCAACAATTGATGGTATAGCAAAAGGTGGTGGTGAATCTAACTATCGCAAAGCATATTTGGATTATTATGATTTAATTATTGATGGTAAAAGAATGTCAGGTAATAATACAATTGATACATTAAAGTTATTAAAAAGAGGTGCTACCCTAGATACTTTACCGGTACAAACAAATATGGGAGGTAATGGTGCTGCTATGAGAACCGGACCTATCGGATTAGTTTGGTACAAAAATATCGAAAAAGTGATTGAAGAATCTATAATTGCTTCAAGATTAACTCATAATTATTATTTGGGATTTTTAGGTGGAATGGTTACAGCAGTATTTACTGCGTTTGCCATGCAAGATATTCCAGCTTGGAGATGGGCTGATGAATTAATTAAATTATACACAGATAAAATAATTCATAAATACTATCCAAAATCCAAAGACCATAATTTAGAAGATTTGGATGAATATATGGGCTATTGGAAAAGATATCGAGAAACAAGAATATCCAAATTAAAATATAAAAATAATTTGGAAAATTTTATTTATCCAGAAAATAGAATTGAATATTTGATGGGATTTTTCCCCAATCCTAAAATTAAAGCTATGGTTATCAAAGGACAAAGCTTAAAAGAATTAAATTGGCATATGGACCACATTGGAAGAACCGGTTTGGATGGTTGTATATTTGCTTATGATTGTTTATTAATATCAATGTATACCCCCGATTCCAAAACAATTGATTTAGATAATGTGGACTATTCGTTTGAAACATTTATGACCGAGGTATGTATTCATCCTGGAGATAACGATACTACTGGATGTATTGGTGGAACCTGGATTGGGGCAATGAAAGGTTTTGGACCTTTTGATAAAAATAGGATAAAACAGTTAGAATTTTATGAGGAACTTAAGAAAGGTTCTAATAAAATAATTTAAATATTTTTATTTTTTGCTGAGAATAGTTTTAACAGCTTCTTCTAATGCTTCGACAGAACGTGCACCATTATATTCAATTATTTCTGGTTTATTGCCACCTAAAACTTCGAACATAACTGTGGGGTATCCTCTGATACCAAATTCATCGGCTAATTTTAAGTTTTCTTGAGGGGTATTATCTCTATCTTTGAATTCTAGAGTAATAGCTTCAGCATTGGGATATTTGGATTTAACTACTTGAGCAAATTGATTCCAGGTATCCATAAAACCTCTTGAATATCCGCACCAGGAAGGAGCAGTAAAATTATAAACCTTTAATTTAATTTGAAATTGGGAGTTAGATGATTCTTGAGATAATTCAACTTGATTATTTTCAGATTCAGCATTGGCAAACTTTTCAGTTGTTTTGTAACAACTAAAGACAACAATACTAATAACAATTAACCAAACCCAAATAGGTATTCCTAAACACTTTTCACACAACATTATATTAACTCAGATAAAAATAATTTTTTATTTTTCTAAAAAATATTTAGAAATTTTTTTGAACCAAAATTTTTTTCTATAGTATAATATATATTTAATGTCTGGAAAAAGATTCGATAAATACATTCCTTTATTTGGCAGAGCTGACGATAAACGTGTCGCCTTATTCTTAAATGATATCCAAGACCAATCTGATAAAGCCAGAGGTTCTGGTGCCCATACTACTGTTTCTGTCAAAATGTCTGGAAAAAGCTTAGGTATGCAAAACAGATTTTACATTAAGAAAGATGATGCTTTTGATGATGCTGTTCATTCTGAATACAAACAATTTGTTTACCAATTAGCAAAGAGATTATCTAATAAAACTGTTACTGACAGAGCTCAATTAGATATTGTCAAGAGCTTAGCCAATGCTAGCTTAAAACCTGGTTCAGTCGAAGAATTTATTTCTGCTGTCTTATCTGCTATTGCAGAGTTTAGTACTTCTGATGGTTCTGGTTCTGGTAATGATTTCTTAAAAAATAATACTGACTTATCAAAAGTTGATGCTATTAAATTTAAAAGTTTAGATGATATTGTTAAAAATTTAACTAATAACATTGTTATTGCTGATGTGAGTACTGTTGACAAACAAGCTCAAGGAGTTTTTGAACATGATTTAGATCCTCTTGTTTATGCCACCACAGCCTGGAACAACGCAACAGCTGGTGAAGCAGATGAAGCACGTGCAGAATTAATAACTAAAATTAAAGCTAACTCTTTATACAGAAATACATTTATAAACTTATTTAATAATAAAACCGCATTACCAGATGCTACTGTTGCTTCTGGTACCAAAGCTACTGATATTACTGCCGTATACACAGCATTACTTAAAATGCTTTCTGACAATGATACCGCCAGAGAATTCGGCTACAAATATGATGACTACTTTGTTAAGATGTTCTTAAAGGCTGCTGAAGAAAGCGTCGTTCCCGTTGCTCCTCGTGTCCCTGCCATGTGGACTGACTCTGTTCCCCCAACCAGCCAACAAGTTTTCGTTCGTGAACTTGATGGTACTCTCATGGTTAGAGAAGGTGATAATATGGTTCCTTTATCTAAATCCAAGATGCAAGCTGCTCTCAAAGTTGATAACAAATGCATGACCACTGGTGCCGAACAAAAAGGTACCTACAAGGATGCTTCTGGTACTGCCCAAAACGTCACTTGTGCCGATTACTTACGTGATTGCTTAGGTGGTAAAGATGCTACTCAATGCAAGAACTTCTTACAATCATACGATTTCTGGGCTAACGCTGTCAAAGAAGTTGACAACATGCACCCTTCCATGATTGAACACACCCTCAAGGCCTTCCAATTCAACTTCCAAAAAATTTGGGATGATGAAGCTGGTCAACAATTAGTCAAAGTCATGTCCGTTGAAGACTGGACTAACTCCTTATTAGAACAAACCAAGGCTGTCCCTGCTACCTTAACTGAAGCTGAATACAAGGCTATCATTGGTAACGAAAAATTAATTGGTTACCTTAGAATGCTTGTTAACAAGTTAAACAATAACCCTGCTCTCTTAAACAAGAACTACAGAGGTGGTCTTAAACCTTCTGCCAGCGTCAACCAAGATGCTTTCCGTGAATCCAGATTATACAAGTTTGGTATCAGACCCAGAATGGAAGTCGACCCCTTCGGTGTTGTTGCCACTGAAAGATTAGGTCAAGCTATCAGAGCTTCTACTGATGGTATCAAATTATCAGTTGGCATGCCCGGATTATACGGTTACTCTGCTTCTTGGACCTTAAAGGGTGGTGCTGATGCTCTTGAACTTGCCCAAGAAAGAGTTGAAAAAGTTAACAAACAAACCTGGTCTCTCCTTGAACAACACTACAATGGTCTCCTCAACAGACTCAAACAACACAAGAAGACCATCGATGAACGCGATGATAAATTAATCAGAGCCGAAATTGAAAAACTCAAGGATGCTGAACAAAAATTAAACAAGGCTATTTTATACACCGAACAATATGCCAAATTAGTTGAAGTTTACGGCCAAAAGGACAACTCTTCCGTCTTAGACCTTAACCACCTCAAGAACTTTGTTGACGCCAAGAAGAAGTACCTCGAACGTGTTTCCAAGAAACAATCCGACTTAATCAGCATCATCAAATCTATTGCTGAAGCCGTCAAGAAGGAAACCCCCGAAGAACCCGAATACAAGGCTGAAAAAGTTGACCCTAAATCTGTTGGCATCAGATTTTAAATTAAATTAATTTAATAATTAATAATTTTATATAATATTAATTATTATTTAAAGATCGATTTTCTAAATCAAGTATAATGGGATTAGGACTATTAATTTTAGTTTCGGTTGGTAAAGAGAATATTTATTTATCTGCACAACCAGAAATAACATTTTTTAAAATGGCCTACAAAAGACATACTAATTATTCCATCGAACCAACACCGCAATACTTTAAAACAACACATGATTTTGGTAGAAGATGTACTGTAAATATTGGTAAAAATGCTGATTTACTTGGAATGTCATATTTATATGTGGAACTCCCACCCATCCAAATGGAAAATTTTTCTAATAGTTCTAGTAATGTTAAACAATTTGCTTGGGTTGAAAAAATTGGATTAGCACTAATTAACTTTGTTGAAGTTGAAATTGGTGGTACAATCATTGATAGACATTATGGCGATTGGTTAAATATATGGTATGAAATGACTGTAAGTATGGGATTAAAAAAATCTTATGACCAAATGATTGGAAATATTCCTGAATTGACATCATGGTCTCAAACTAAACCATCTAGAATATTATATGTGCCGTTTTCATTTTGGTTTTGTCAGGATACAGGGTTAACCATCCCTTTAATTGCATTAGCTCATAACGATATTAAAATACATGTGGAATTCAACGATATTGATTTATGTTACAAATTATCACCTAGCTATTTTATAACTGTGACTAATAATTATTGTGTATATCAACCAGGTGAAAAGTTCTATCAAATTTATCAAAATAATAAAGTTATTGGAGAATTTATTTATTTTGATTCCATTAATCAAAGAATATATTATAATCCAATAAAAGGTAAATTTAGTGTACCAACTGAAACTAATGACCCCAAATACAAATTAATTGGTGAAAAATCAAAATTTGAAGTCTATATCAAACCTAAGACTGTGGTGGTCAAGGATGAAGATTATTTTAAATTTAATAAACCATCATTAATTAATGCTTATTTATTGGTTAATTATATTTATTTGGATAACTTTGAAAGGAGCAAATTTATGAATAACTCCCATGAATATTTAATTCCGATTGTTCAAAGCTTACCAGAACAAATATCATATTCTGCTAATGTTATCTATAAACTACCTCTAGTAAATCCAGTTAAATTAATAGTTTGGAGAGGACTTTTATTAGCAAATCAAAGTTCTAATAATCAATTTAATTATACCACTTATCCTTATACCACAACTGAAGAAAATATCATTAATAAAAATTTAGTTATAATTAATTCAGTTAATAGAATGGATTTAGATTCATCACAATTTTATACACTAATACAAAAATATCAAAATAATTTTATCAATAATCAAAAGGGTATCTATATGTACTCATTTTCACTAAACCCAAGAGATTTACAACCTTCAGGTTCAATGAATTTTAGCAAAATAGATGATGCTTATTTACAATTTAATATGAATAATGTAATTAATTATCAAAACCCAGTATCATTAAAATGTTATGCAATCCAATATAATCTATTTAGAACATCAAATGGTATTGGTGGTTTAGGTTTCAACATCTAGTTTTTTATTATTTAATAAATAATTTTGTATTAGTTATTAAATAATTATATAATAGTTTATGTAATCCATGCTAATCCACCAATTCCACTCATTATTCTTAATATGTTGTACTCTTTTACTACAAAATTAATGATGTATGGTTCTGGATTAGTTGCATCAGTTACTAAAGGATTTGATATAACCTTAACCACAATATCATCAAAATTAGTAAAATTCAAATGCCCTGATGGTTGGTCTTCGGTTGGATATAAGGAGAATGAATAAGTGTACATCCCAGTAGGTAATGAATTCTTGAATTTTTGATATGGTATCACACTATTGTAATATGACCAATCTCTTTGGGCAAATAAATCAGTACCAATAGCTCTTATTGTGATGTAATCAATTGGGGATATTTCTTTTACAGTTTTCTTGTTTGAATACATGAATGTCAGGTAATAGGTTAATATTGTATATCTTTTACTATCTTTATCTTTGAAAGCTGATAAGAAATAATCCTCATAATACATTAAGAATTTTAACAAATCATCAGACCAATCATCCAAGTAACTGAACCAACTAATTAATTTATTAATTCTTACAGATTTAGTCTTATCTATGGATGTTTGGTATTGATTGAATTCGTTGTTATTAGCATATATTATTTCAAAATCTCTGGAATAATTTTGTTGGTCTACTGATGTATAAACTTCGTTATTTTGAATATATAAATTGTAATAATTTTTGGCTGTTACATAATGTTGGTATCTTACATCATAATTATTTTGATAGACTGGGATATAGTTCAAATCTGGGTGATTTATTGGATGGGTAACCATATGAATATCTTTAATTAAACCTTCAAATCTTTTATTTAATACAACAGTTTCTTTGTTAACATGATTATTTGAATATGTTTTATATCTGTCTACAATATATTCATGAGAATATGAACCAAATAATTTTCTTTCTAGGGTATCTAACAAAATAAAATCAGAAACTAGTGAAATTTTAACATGTGGTTTCTTACTGAATGCAAAGTTTCCTGATAAATCATTATTTAATACATGTGCTATATTATTTAATTTATATTCTAGTCTTAATTCTGTATGAGGTAAAGCAACAGTTGGGATAGATAATCCTGGTTTACCTGCGAACCAAAATATTAAAGGTAAATATAATTCCCACTTATTAGCTTGATCATTAAATCTAAATTTAGTCATATTGTCAGATTTTCTTCTTGTTTCTTCATTACAGTATAGGAAATAATGTATCTTATAAACATCTTCATTTAATTGTTCCATCAATTGATCATTAAAATAAAATCTAATGTATTCAAATAATTTATTAACCCGTTTCCAATTAGGGGCTTCTATTATTGGACCTTGGTCAATATACTGATAAGTGATTTGTTTTTTCATTTCATTATTTTGTACAAATTCATAATTATTGAACAAATTAGTAACTGTAAAATCTGAATATGATACTAAATAAAATCTGTTGGCTTTTTCACTTAGATAATGTTGTGCTGATAGTTGATATGAATTTATTGTGTCATCAGTAAATATTTTAATCTTATGTAATTCTTCCTGTTTAATAAATGAACCAAATAATAAAGTTTCTTGATAATAACTAATTTGTTTTACTTTTTTAACTATATTATCTTTCAAATTATAAGTGAATGTTTTGGTGGTATCAATTTGTTCAGCCAATGAAATTATGTAATACACATCACCGTTTTCAAAATATTTGTCAAATATTTTACCAACAAAAACTTGTCCATCTGAATATAAAATTATTTGGTCTGGACCATCTATAGTACCTTCATATCCAGATTCAAATCCATTAGATTTAATAGTAGTTTCAAATGTTTTTAACTTGTATAGATTATTATCAAATTCTTTACCATAACCAGTATAAGGTATCATGTAGAAATTAATATTTTGGTCATATTGGTATGGATAATCAAATGTAATTGTTACACTTTTATTCTGGTCAGGAATTAAAATAATGTTCTCCTCATTTTCAATATAATATTGGGCAAATATTTGTTCTCCAGAAATTGTTATGTCAGCCAATTCAAAAATTAATTGTCCAGAACTTGAAATAAAACTATTTCTATCTATTACTTGATTACCAAACTTGTAGTAAAATTTATCACCAGTACTTAAAACAAAATTATTTGGATATTCAATAGAACATTGTGAACCAGTTATAACATATTTTACTATTTTCCACCAATTTTTCTGGATAAATTTATAACCAGATAGTAAATCAGTCTGATTTAACGGTCTTTCAATTGCAAAATATGTACTATCATCTTGATGATTAATTTTATATTCGGATACTGATTTCAAATCTATTGCAACAGGTTGATAAATTCCATTATCTGTATCAATTGTGTCATTAGGATTTGAATTAAGGTTGGAGTTATAGATGAAAATTTCAGTCATTTCAGTTGATTCATTCATTGTAGTTAATGGTAAGTTAATGGTAGCATAATACAAATATTCACCTCCAAAAGTAATATTAGATATTCTATTTATGACATCTTGGTCCATTTTTTTATTCTGAATAATTTTGTCCCAAGTTAAATTTTTAATTTTATCATTATATTCTTCATCTGTGTAATAAAAAATTAAATTATCATCACCTAATTTGTATATACTATGAGGTTGTACTGTTTCAATGTTATTAGTTTTCTCATCTGGATTACTTATTATTTTAAATTCTAATGGTACTATTGGATTGATTGTATCTGGTCTAGGTCCTTTTTCTTCAAAAATGGGGTCTGTTTTATATTGAATCAAAATACGGTATAAATATTCTATATGGGAAGGATTTATGGTGGTTATAATTTCAGCATCTCTGGATGATATATCATCTCCTAACACATAATAACCCAAATTATCTTTTTGTAAAATGTACAAGTGTGTTGATGTTCTAATCATGGATTGTCCGCTAATATAATTAAATTTTGAATTATAAAACTCCAAATATTGTTTTTTGTCTTTGGTTTTAAGTGTCTTAATTGATACCAAATTAACCAGTTCAAATAAATCATTTTGTTCTACTTGATTATAATTAATATCAAATGGAATTAAAATTCTTAAACCATCTGGCAAATTATTATTAATAACAGTTAATTCAAAACCTCTAAAGTTAACTTTATCAATATAATTTTGACTATTCGGCTCTTCCAAATTAAACTTCAATTTGTATAATTTCCCTCTTAAAATTGATTCTGTAATCTTATATTCAGAAGTTTCATTTACCACTAAAAATTCATCAGGTTTAATATTATATTCTGAATTAAAAGTTAATTGGTCTGGATTTTTATTGGGTTGAGAAATTTTAATATCAGATGATACAGTTTGACCATTCAAGAAATTAATACCATAAGTTGAATTTGATTTTACTTGCTTGTTTGAGAAATTAATTTTATAGGGGAATAACGGATTAATCATTAGTTTTGGTTCTGTATCTATAGAATAAACACTATAAGGTAAGTTTTCATATATTTTAAAATATGCAATATCTTCATTAATATTATGATTAAAATAGTTATACCAATTCATACTAAATAAACCAGTATAAGCAATGTTTAAATTTTGCAAATAATTTATACTTGAATAAGTGTTACTTGTTTTTGTAAAATCATACACCACACTTAAATCTGTATTAAATTCTTTATCCAATAAGTTTAAATTTCCTTGGTCGTTATATTTTTCCCAAACTTTATTTATTAAAAACTTTATTGGGTTATTGTATACATATTGCGGTACATCTACAAAAGGTTGAACTAAATATTTCATTAAATTATTTAAATCATCGCCTAGTTTGGTTAAATATCTTAATAACTGATGAATAGATGTACCATAACTTCTTTCCATCATATCATTGGAATTTACTTTATTTATCCAGTTGACAAGTTGATTTTCAATTTTGTTAAATGATTGATTAGTTCTTCTTACTGTATTATTTAAACTGTCATAAGTAAATTCGTTAGTTAAATAGGATGCTATTTCATTAACTCCATTAATATTAATGTAAGTAGGTTTAGGATCATTTAAGAATATAATGTTAGTACCATCAAATTCAATCTCAAAAGGACTATTTGCCAAAAATATATCAATATTCGATTTAGCATTTAAGAAAAATGTTGGATTATTTAACCATATTATAACATTATCCAATATGTATTTTTCTATTTGGTCTTTCATTAATAAATAGTTAGTTTTGGCTTTGTCACTTTGATTGATACTTGAAATGAATGCATTCAATCTATTTAATTCATCATTAGTCAAATATTGTCCATTGATTGTTTTATTAAATATTGGTTTTTCATTTATACTATCCCATCCAACATATCCATCATTAACTAATTCTTTAAGTTTAGGTACTTTATTAATAGCATTTAGTATAGACCATGATTTCCAAGGTTTCAAATAATTATATATATCATAATCTTTAATAACACTGTTTGTTAGCAATTTCATCTTCAACTGTTTGACATCATTAAATACGGTTGATGGGTTAAATGCTATACTAGTATCCAAACTATTATAAATAATTAATGGAATATCAACATAATCTTTTGATATTTCTAAAGTATCATCATCATATGCAGCAGTTAATGATATTGTTCTATTTGAATTATTAATTGACTGTATTTTTCCACTATAACCAAATACTCTATAATCAATTCTTTCATTCAGATTAAAATTATTAGAATCATCTTGTAGTTTATATTTATAGTCAAATTCTTCTGGATTTATTTTTGAAATTTTAATAGGATGTGTTAAAAATTCATAATCAATAATATCTGTATCAATAAAATATTCAATTTGATTATCTTTAAAATTCTTGTTTTTAATAGTCTTATTTCTTTGAGCACTAGTTAAGTAATTATTATTCACTGTATAAATGCTAGTATAACTATTACCCAAATAATTTTTAGATATAATATAATAATTTGAATCCACATATTCAATTAAATAATCTTGACTTAATTTTTCATCCAAGTATACTTTTTGATAAATATTAGTATTTACACTATCAGTAATAAAACTAATTTTTTGTTTATACATTTCATTTTGAATTTGAGGAACACCAATTAATTTAATATTATAATTTTTTACTATTTGAACTTGATTATAATTTAGGTCCAAAATTTTTTTAGATTCAATCAATTTAATATTTTCATAAATTATTTCCAATAATGGAGAAACTTTAACTGGAATAACTTTATTAAGTTGGAAATATGATGTAGCCCATAATTTTATTTTATTAGTGTATAGTTTTATATTGTTGGGATATACATATTTTACTAAATGGACGTAATCAAATTCATTTACAACTGTTTCAATAAGTAAATGATATGACCAGTATAATGT